TAACGCTAACTATAAGACCGACGCTACGACTCTTGCAGGTGGTCTATTCAAGGCTGCTCAAACCTTTGATGAGAACTGGATTCCCGATACTGAAAGGCGCTGCTTCGTTAAGCCTGCTCAGTATTACCTCTTGTCTCAGAACCTTGTAGCCATTAACCGTGACTATGGCGGTTCTGGTGCTTACTCTGATGGTACTATCGTAAAGATCGCTGGTATTGAGATCGTCAAGGCTAATACTCTTCCGACCACCAACTTGACTGGTCAGATTGCATCCAAGTACAACGTAGACGCCTCTAATACCGCTGCTCTTATCCTTCACCGTTCGGCTGTAGGTTCTCTTACCTTGCTCGATATGGCTGTTGAGAGTGAGTATTCGGTACGGCATCAGGGTACTTTGCTGGTAGCTAAGATGGCTAAGGGTAACGGAACTCTCCGCCCCGAAGCTGCGGTAGAGCTTAAGACTGCCTAATGGTCTCCCCTTATGGCAGTTAAGCTGTACGATCTTAAGCTTCGCGGCCTTAACTCTGCTGGCTCTCTTACGGTAGCTACGCTAGATGTTGAGTATTGGGATGATGGTAGTATTTGGTTCGCTGACGCTACCACAACCAAAAGGTATCAACTTCCCCCCTCCAAAGAGCTTCACATGCTCATCAAAAAGACGCTTCAAGGCACTAATGGTATTCCATCTACCGTTCAACTCCTGAAGTAGTATCAACCATAAAGCCTCCATAGGAACCTACCTGTGGAGGCTTTTTTTCATTTATTCCTCTAATGTCAATAAGAATTGGTCAGAGATACACCGATGGTAATGCTCACACCATAGCGGGAGCCTTAGCCTACCGTAAAGATGACCCCGGAGCTGGAACCGTGTACGAAGGAGATGCCGAACCCGGAAGCGCCTCTAATGCTGCTGTCTGGAGAATTAAACGCACGGTAACGTCTGGAGGCTCTATTACCGTTACCTGGGCTGATGGTAATGGTAACTTCGATAATGTTTGGGACAATAGAGCGTCCTTGAGTTATTCATAACGATATATACGATGAGTAATCCTTTAGAAACTTCTCAGTCAGTAATTAGCGGAGAAAAGATAAGCAAGACCAACACCTACTACGGTGTTTCCGATAGTTGGGTTAAGAGTGCTTTTGAAACAGCTAAGTACGGTAGGGGTCTTGTAGATGTCCCTTTAGTCGGAGATTCCAACGTAGCAGCCAACTCTAGTGGTTGGTATTGGGGTTTATCTCACGGGTTTAAAGCTTGTGGAGGAAACATATACTCTATTGGGCTAGTCCCGTCCGCAGCATTCGTAGGATCAGGGTTTGTGTCTCAACACATGGAAGCATTAAGTGCAGCTATAGGGGCACAGGCCGGAGCGCCGGGCCATTTAAGCTCTTTAATGTCGGACTTTACTACCCACAATTATGCCTACGTAACCGTAAACGCTGGTATCGTAAAGAGAACTACATTTAAACCGGATAAGCTTGGAGCAAGCGCTAACGAAACGTGGAGGTATTGGCTCGAATATGGTGACTTTGGAAGTGGGGGAGGGAGTTTCACCATGCGTTGTAACCTGGAGCAAAGTCCTTATACCGAAATTAAAACCTCTGCCTCTATCCCTTGTAACGTAGGCGATAACTCAAAGCTTACCTACATGGATGTCGAAATTCCCACCACTAACCAACATGCAATGGGTTTCACGTCTATCACAGCTAATGCTTGGTTTGGGTATATGGCTGTGGACAGGCTTGGTGTGGATGGCCTTGGAGTAGCTGGTATAGCTACCCATCTTTGGGCTTATTACAGCGGTTGGCTACTTACTGGATCATCTGCTACAAGCTTCCTTAAACTACTTAGGTCGTCTAGCCAAGCAAGAAACGGGGCTTATTTAGCTAGGATCAGACGTAAGCAAATGCTCTCTGGATATTCACCAAAGATTGTTGTTGCTCTTATTTGGGGAGCTAACGACTCTAGTGTTTCTGGAGACGAGTTTAAGGCCAATCTTATTGAGACAATAGAGTGGATTAGGGCGGCTTATTCTCTTGCAGGAGGAAATCAGGAAGAACTAGGGTTCCTACTCATGGTAGATCACAGGTATGACGATGAAGGCTCAGCCTTTCAGTTAGCCCGAGAAGCATTCTCTAGGGCAGCGGATGAGATAGCCATGACAGAGCCTAGAGTAGCCTCCTTCAATCTTCAAACCATGTTCACTACCGCTGAGGGCCTAGCTAACGGCTGGTATGGAAATGGAGGAGCAGACAAAGCTCATCTATCGGTAGCTGGTTACGAAGCCTTAGCTACCCGAAGCTTTGAAAGAGTGTTTGGACTTTAAACAGTGACCACAGTAACCCTCCTATCTGAACTCGAAGCAGTCAATACCATGCTTCGAATCATAGGGGAAGCGCCTGTGTCTACTCTATCTAGCCCTACATCTTTGGATGTAATCAACGCTCTTGCCGATCTTGATGAATCCTCTCGTCAAGTCCAAGAGCGGGGCTGGATGGTAAACAAAGAGTATGACTTAGAGCTTACCCCTGATGTAAACGGATACTTGAATGTAGACTCTGACATTCTCCGTATAGAACCTACCAAAGATTATAAATATCTGATCCTCACCCAAAGAGGAACCAAGATATACAACATTAAGGACAGAACCTTTGTATTCACTGATCCTGTTAAGTTTGACGTTATTCGACTTCTACCCTTCACTGACCTACCTCAAGCCCTACGCCATTACATTATGGTCAAGGCTGCAAGGAAATTTCAAAAGAGACAGATAAGCGCTGAACTCTTAGATGGGTTTACAGAGGAAGAAGAAGCTCAGGCTCTTGCATCCGCAGAGGATCAAGATACTTCCGGTAATCACTATAATATACTTACAGGAAGCTACAGCACCCTAGATATTGTTGATAGAAACCTCTAGTGGCACTCGTCAATAAAGTAATCCCCAATCTCTATAACGGAATCTCACAGCAAGCCCCTTCAGTCAGACATGAGTCCCAAGGGGAGCTACAAGAAAATTGCATGAGTTCTATCGTCTATGGTCTCCATAGGCGTCCACCTTTAAGGTTTCTCAAAAACCTATGGTCTGAGGGTTTCCCTGAAACATTCGTACACTTCATAGATAGAAGTGAAACGGAGAGGTATGTAATAGCTTTCACTCCCTTTACGGCTGAAATCTACAACATTGCAACAGATACATTTGTAACAGCCGATGACCCTGGAGGGTCTTATGTAGCTTATTTAGGTAATGTACAGAAACCCGCAGAAGAACTAGTAGTCCTCACCATAGCTGACACAACAATCATTCTGAACAAGAGTATAAAGCCAGCTAAGAAAACCTCTACTACCATGAGCGGAACTCTTCAGGGAACTAAGCAAAGGTTCTCTGATCTTCCCGCTACTCCAACAGCAGGGCATGTATGGGAGATTGCTGGAGATAATACCAATGCTTTCGATAATTATTATGTTAGAGGCACAGGAACAGCTTGGGTAGAACATGGTAGACCTGGAGAGAACTATCAGCTTGACCCTGCTACCATGCCCCATAAATTGGTTAGGAATGCTGACGGTACATGGACTTTCTCAACTATCTCATGGAATGATCGTTTAGTGGGTGACTTAGCTTCTATTCCATTTCCCTCTTTTGTTGGGAAGAAAATGAATGATATGTTCTTCTTCAGGAACCGCTTAGGTTTCTTGGCTGATGAAAACATCATCTTTTCGAGAGCAGGAGATTTCTTCAACTTCTTCCCTGAGACAGTTACAGCGGTCCTCGATAGTGATCCCATAGATGTCTCCATAAGTCACACAAAGATCAGCATTCTTAACCATGCTGTGCCCTTTGATAAATCTCTTTTGATCTTCTCTAACACTACTCAATTCCAAGTAGAGTCTGGTGATTCTCTAACCCCAAAAGCTATCCAGATTCACCAAACAACGGAGTTCGAGTGTTCCCCTAAAGTTCGCCCTGTGGCTGCTGGTCCTAATGTCTATTTTGCTTCAGAGAAACAGAACAACTCTGACATTTTGGAGTACTTTGCTCAGGATTATGTAACCTCTAATGATGCTGACAACATTACAGCACATTGCCCTTCATACCTCCCCAAGAACATTGTCAAGATAGCAACAGCAAGTAACCAAGACTTGCTCTTCTTCTTGTCTTCCGATGAGAGAAACGCTATCTACGTCTACAAGTATTATTGGAAGGGTGATGAAAAGGTTCAATCCAGTTGGTCTAAGTGGACCTTTGGTGTTGAACAGATAGCTACTATGGATGTTATTGAAGGTAAACTATATATTACTACTTATAGAACTTTCACAGGAGTAGAGACAGATTACACACTGAGATTGTGGCACTTAAATCTACAGGAAGAAATAACTACTGACAGTGAGTTAACAGATATATTCCTTGATGATATTGCCTATAACGGAACTGTAGGAGAAATCGCACAGAGAGAATATAGTGCTGTCTCCTATGATTCAGGCACAAACACAACCCGCATGGCTGTTGTTGGAATAAGCTATCCTAGCCTGTTTGATAAGGTTAAAGTCTTTAAAGGTAAAGGGTTTCCTGATAATGAAATAGGAGATGAGATAGCATGGACCTCTCACACAAACATAGCTGGCGTAGAAACATATTACTATGACATCTCAGGCAATCATTTAACAAAGAAAGTATTTATAGGTATCCCTTATACCTCCAAATACCAGCTTTCCCCCCAGTACCCTAGAGATTCCTCCAATAACTCGGTATTGGCTCAATCCTCTATTAAACTCAAGAGGATGAGGACGGTATATAACGATACCGGACAGTTCACCATTAAAGTTACCCCTAAAGATCGCTCTACCTACTCCTATCAATTCAAAGCTACAGACCCTTTAGATTCACAAGGTAATGTAACCCCTATAGGAACCGGAGTGTTTAGCGTACCTATTATGGGGGATGGTAAGGATACAGCTATAGTAATTGAAGAAAGCTCCTATAGGCCGTTCGCTATACAGGCACTAGAGTTTGAGCAGTTTGTACAAATGAGATCACGGAGAATATGAAAACAATTCCTACCACAGAAGCCCATATAGAGACCCTTAAGCTTCGTCCTTCGGATATAGCAGAAGGGTTTTTATCTTCTGGTAAGTCTCCGAAGGAAGCCCTTAAGTCCAGCGTAGAAGAGTCTATTTGGTCCTACACTGTGGTAGGAGACGACGAGAAACTTTTGGGTGTCTTCGGCCTAGCTAGATATGAAGGATTCCCCCTTGTAGGGTGCCCCTGGTTTGTCTGTTCTGAAGATATATTTTTAGTGATGGATCACTCTAAACAGAATCAAGTTCAATTCTTGAGAGGATGTAAGGAGTGGGTAGCTTTGATGAATAAAGCTTTCCCTGTCCTCACTAACCTTGTCGATATTCATAATGTAAGCGCTCACCGTTGGCTTAAGTGGCTAGGGTTTGAGTTTCACAGGACTATTCCTCACGGTCCTTTTAATCATCCTTTTATTCAGTTTGTTAAATGTGTGGCGTAACCGAAGCGATCATGGTTGCTGGTATTGCCATGAGTGCTGCATCTACAGTAGTAGGCACCATGCAGCAACAGCAAGCAGCACAAGCCCAATATGAAGCTGAGGTGGCTTATCAGCAGCAATTATACGCTCAGCAGAAAGCTTTCTATGAAGCTCAAACAGCTTCCATTCAGCAGAGCTATCAGGCTCAACAAGAAACGATTTCAGAGCAAATATCACAGATAAATGCTCAAACTGTAGACCAAATGTCTTTAGCTGCCAGGAATGCCCTTAAGGAACAAGCCAGGGTCCGAGTAGCTGCTGGTGAGTCTGGTCTTGGTGGTATCACTATGACAAGGCTAGAGAATGAACCTCTATTTAATCTAGGCACTGACATAGCCTCCCTTGAGGCTAATCGAGCAAGCTCTGTTAAACAGGCTCGACTTAGAGCTAAGGGTATTCAGGCTGATACTCAGGGACAACTTAATACCATCTACTCTCAGGCTTCCCAAAGATTACCTAGGCCCTCCTATAACGGCCCTTCTTGGTTGGGTGCTGGCTTGACTATAGCAGGGCAGAGCTTAAACACAGCAGGAAAGATTACATCCTACCAAGACAATAAAGACCTTATGGCCAAAACCTATGGAGTTAAATAGTGGCTAGAGAGAACAGAAAGAGAGTATCTGCTAGACCTCAAGTAAACATTACTGATCCTAGTGTAATTACGCAAGTCAACGCTCAGCCTGTAGATACCTCTGTAAGACAACCCTTTATAGCCCCCCAGAGGCAAGAGCCTAAGCAGTACACCGAGCTAAGACAGCTCGCTATAGGCTTAGGCAGCCTCTCTGAGGGTCTACAGCAGTTTGGTAATGCACAGGCACAGGCAGACCTTAGACAACAAGAGCTATTGCTAAAGAAGCAGAGAGAAGAGGAAATACGAAGGGCTGAGCTTATGGCTCAATCCTTTAAGGGTACTCCTATGGAAGCCCTCTCGGCTATCTCCCCTGAGTCTTCCCCTATCTTTCAGGAAACCTATACGGCTCAGCTTGGAGCTAAATATGGTCTTGAGGCTCAACAGGCTTTTGCTCAACATGCGGCGGATAATTACGATCAGAATAACAATGACCCTCGTTACTCTAGGACTTTTGCTGATAGTTTCTTTGGTGAATATATCAAAGGAGTCAACGACCCTAGGTTCCTTCAGAGTTATCAGGAGCGAGTTTCTAAGACCGTCACAGACTTCGTTAATGGGTCGATAAGGGATAACATCCAGCAGGTAGAAGATAATAAGCAGGGAATGCTTATGACCAAGGCCATGAGTCACTTTACAGACCCTAAGCGCCCTGATAGTTGGCTTGATGACCTTAAGGCTGAATTCTCCATGCTCAACATGAGAAGGGGAGATATTGAACAGCAAGTCTTCCAAGCAGCAGCTACCTATGCTGTACAGAATGGAGACCCTGCTTTACTTGAGTCTTTCATTAAGCCTACTGCTGATGGTCTACCCGGATATGCCCTAAGAGGTGGAGATAACGCTGCTGCTTGGCAACAGGCTATGGCTAGAGCACAGAAGGCTCTTGATGAGGGCATGAAGGCTAACACTGAAGGTATCCGAGCTGTAACTAAGAATACTATTCAGGATCAGCTCCAAGCCTTCAAGAACGGCATGGCCCCTCTTGTAGAGCCTGAAGAGTTCGAGGCTAACCTCCTTCAGCATTTCCAAGAGAAAAGACTTAAAGGGTCTGATGTATCCAGCTACTACAAGGACTATCTCAATACCTATTGGGAAACTAAAGCTCTCGATAGGTTCATTCCTCAAGCTCTTGATGGCAGGATTGCTACGGCAGGAGTACCTAAGGATAAGCTAGGGTATGTCTTAGACAAGGCTGTGAGTGCTCAGCTTAATGCTATTGGTAAGGCTGGTGACCCTCAAGCTATAGAAGCCCAAAGACTCTACCTAGCAAAGACTAATGGTATCATCCATCCGGACCATCAAAAGCTATTCATAGATGCCGCTTATGCTCCTGTCTCTAAAGCAGACGGTAAGGAACAGATTCCGGATAGAGTAAAGCAAGCTATGACTTTAGCTTATTCCTACTATAACGATAAGAATGGTAGGGATAACTTCATAAGGAATATTGAAGACAAGAGAGCAGCTTACTTTTGGTCTAACCTGTTCGATAGAGCACAGCATAATGGTCATAACCTGGAGGCTGCTTATCTATTCACCAAAGAACTCCCCCTAGATAAACGAGACTGGATCAAGGCTGAGCCTTCGGCAGTAAAGGAACTCCTGAACAAGTCCGTAGAGAAGCTTGATGTTAGAGGCTTCTGGAACTCAGGGAAAGACTTTGCTGATAACTTCTATGCTCGTAACTGGATCGAGGAAGAGATAAGGGAATACGTAGCGATCAATCCTAATGCTTCCCCTGAAGAAATTATCTCGGGAGCCTCCAGTGCTTTTGCTGGTAGTCATCGGATGATTGAGGTAGATGGAAGAAAACAGTTAATAGATATTAGCCATCTTCCCACCAGACCCACAGATGACGATATGGAAGCCTTCGAGAAAGGGTTAACGGAATACAAAAGAGTTTTCCTTAGGGATAGTGGTCTTAAGGAATTCTATGGCATCAAGGATGAGAATGTTGATTCAGTTAATATCTCCCTTAAGCCTGTCCCTCAGTCTGTCCGTGGAGATACTGGAACAGGTAATTATCTAGTCCTTATCAATGATGCTCCTACAGGGATGACGATTGACTTTGAGACTTTTCTTAAGCAGTCCCAAAGCAAGGACTTCTTGACAGCCTCTCAAATCCACTCAGCACGAGAAACGCTGAGTAAGATTGAGGAACACTCAAGAAGCAAGAGCATTTTGAGTCCTGAAGAGTTCGATAGAGTCTCTGAAGACCTAAAGCATTTCCATAGTCTGGGTGTAATAGGCTCCAAAGAGTTTGATAAAGCCAACGATAGACTTAAGTCTTGGTCATCCGATTTCAAGACCCAGAGGCTACTTCAGGCTGAATCCTCAAGGCTCCAACAGATTATCCAGTCTCCCGTTAAGAATCTCCTTCAAGAACCTTCTGCTATTGATGTCATGTACTCTTCTCTACCCAATACCCCTGATCCTACTTCACAAGAGGCTAGGGTGTTGGTCGATAAGTTCATGTCTGATAAGAAGTATGGAGAAGCCTTAGCAACGGCTGTATGGGGAAGATCAAACATTGCCTATAAGGATGAGCAAGGGAACTTCAGGGTAGGTTATGGATACAAGATTGACAAGGATTTAACCCAAGAGAAAATAGATTTCTCAAGGGCATTGATACCTGCATCATTCATTGGCCTTGGCCATGAGGGTGTCCTAGAAGACCTCAAAGCAGGCTCTAAGCGTCTCTCAGGGTCACAGCCTGAGTATCTGCTTAAGTACTCCTTTGAGAGAGCACAGAAGAGAGCTTTGGATATCATAGGTGAAGAAACCTTTAGTCTTCTCCCAGAGAATACCAAAGCTGCTTTATCAGTCCTTGCTATGACCACAGACACAGCTAATGATTTCTCCAAGGCCATAGATAGAATGCAAGATGGTAAATGGGACTCCATTAGTGAACTCATGACAGAAGTCCCTAGCAATCGAAGGAAGTCCGCTTTAGGTTTCATTAGAGCCATGGCGTCTAATCCTCAAACATTTAAGTATTTGGCTAATAAGAAATGAATGAAGCGATCCTTCGCAATGAATATGCCTCTGTTATAGATAGGGTCTCCAAGAAAACAGGGGTTCCCTCTGACATCATGACCAAGATGCTTGGGGCTGAGAGCAGCTTTAATACTCAAGCAGTATCCCCTAAAGGAGCAAAAGGAATCGCTCAGTTTATGCCTGATACTGCTAAGCAGTATGGTGTTAATGTTGACGACCCTGTGTCCTCTATAGAGGGCATGGGGAAGTACATGAAAGACCTTATCAAGACTTTCGATGGAGATAGAGTCAAGGCTGTAGCGGCTTATAATTGGGGGGAAGGTAATGTCTCCAAGCATGGTTTAGAGAAAGCCCCTAAGGAAACCCGAGATTACGTCAAGAAAGTCCTTGGAGTTGATCTCGATACCTATGGTTCTATCTCAGTACCTAACTACTTCACGCCTGCTCAGAAGCAACAGAACGCTATCAGCAAAGCTATCCAAGAGGAAGCAGATGAAAACATTCTGGAGAGGCAAGGCTCTACGGTAGACACTGGTGATATCTTCTCGGCAGGAGCCAGGCTGAACTTCACCCATACCTCAGCTATCCAGAAGATCAAGGAGCTACTATCTGATTCTGATCCTAATTATGTTCCTCCTGATCCTGATGAAATGGAGAGATTATTGTTGGGGCGAGGATTGGGTATGGAGTACGCCCCAAGACTCTACGAGGCTAGATCACAAGAGCATTTCTCAGCTATCCTCAACAATATTGCAGAGGAACAAGACGCCAGACGTACCTTGGGTAAAACAGGGTTACGTGGAACCATCATCAACCTTCTCACTGGTGTTGCTGACCCTGCGGGTTTACTCGTTGGTGCAGCAACGGCAGGCTCAGGTTTCTTGGTTGCTCAAGGTAGGGCAGCTTATACGGCTGGTCAGATGGGCCTTGGTGCGCTTGGTGCTGGAGCTATTGAAGCAGGGCTTTATGGTCTGCAAGAGACTAAGCCCGCTGAGGAAATCTTAGAGGCTTCTATTACAGGTGCTCTCTTTCAGGGAGGCTTAGGACAGTTCGGCTATCGTCCTGAGCTTCAAGCTGCCCTTACGAGAGACTTGCATAAGGCAGCGCAAGAGTATCGTAAGGCTTCTACTGAAGGCTTATCTACCGTAGGTGCTCAACAGGCTGACTATGTAGATGACCTGATGGGAGAGCGTAAAGTTTCCCCTACCCTTGATGAACTCAGAGAAGACTACATCAGAGAAGGTAACGTAGGAGCTAAGTATGAAAGACTCAGGTTTGATGCCTCTGGCTGGCTCCTTAGCCGTAAGCAGCCTACAGCACAGGTTTTATCCCGTCTAGGCCAAGACCCTATAGGAATCAACGCAGAGAACAAAGCTATTGGTCACTCTGCTGAAGAAGTAAGAAATGTTCTGATCCACTCCACTCAGACTAATTGGCTTAGAGAGTTTAATCAGGCATTCAAGGAATTCGACAAAGGAGGATCATGGTTAGGACGAGAAGCTAGAAGGAAATCTTTTATATACCGTATTGCTGACTTACATGAGTCTGGTATTCCTCTATCTCAAATGACCGAAGAAGAGGCTAAGGCGGTTAAGGCTACTAGAGAATTCTTCGAGACATATAAGAAAAGGTTAACTTCCTCTGGTCTTGTAGGCCCTGATGCACCCATAGAGAAGCTTAATGATGGTCCTTATCTTCCCCGCATAATCTCTTCCCAGAAGTTCAGAGAAACGGCAGACTCTTTATCAAGGCAAAGTGCCGACCTTGTAGACCTCTTTAAGAACTCCCTACGCTCAGCCGATATAAAGGACGGTACATATTCCCCTAAGAAAGCTGATATGGGGGAAGACTTTAACCTTAAGGAACACCAAGAGCTTCTTGAAAAGCTATACGATAAGATTGCTAGAGGGTACGTTAAGAACGTCCTTCACTATGGAAATTTCAGACATTCACTAGAATATGGTGGAATGTCATATAAAGATGCTGGTACTCTTAAGGCTCTCCTTAAGGATGTTGACACTCCTGCTGAGGAAATAGATAAGATTCTCAACACGCTTAACCTAAGGGACACTAAGCCAGGGACCAGTAGATTAAAGCGTAGAGTAGACCTAGATATGACCTACTCTCAGGAGTTTACAAACAAGAATGGAGAGAAAGTAACTGTCAGGATGGCAGACCTGTTTGAAAGAGACTTAGACACGCTAGTCCCTATGTACGCTCATCAAATGGCTGGTCATATAGCTGTTGCTGAGACTACAGGAATAAAAGGAAGGTCTGACTTCTTGGCTGCTCTAAACAAATACAAAGAGGAAGCTGTAGATGTCTCTGATAAAGAAATTTCTAAAACAATATCGTATAGCAATTACCTTTATGACGCTGTTACTGGTGTTCCATTGGATTCGGACCCTTCTTCATTCCTCGTAACCTGGGGGAGAAGAGCCAGGGACTTTAACTTTGCTGTACGTGGTGGTCAGTTTGTATGGTCTCAGCTAACCGAAGCCGCCCCCATGTTGGCCAACATCGGGTTACCCGCTTTATACAAGCAGATGCCCGAGTTAAAGAACATGGTGACTCTGGCAGCCGATGGTAAGCTGAACAATGAGCTTGTACGACAGCTTGAGGCTGTCACAGGTATTGGAGCCAGTAGACTTAGACAGCAGATATTCACTCACTTCAACCCTCAAGATGGGGTAGTTGTTCAAGGAGTGGATAAGGCTCTACACAAGGTAGGCAACTTTGTGTCTGATGTCTCTGGCTTCAATGCTGTCATTGCCATGGAACAAAGAATGATGCTTGCTGGCATGAGCCAGAAGCTAGTTGATATGGCTAAGAAGTACAAAGGATCAGCCAAAGAAATACTCAAGAACAACTCAGGAGAAGCAAGGAATCTTCGCTCCTTGGGATTATCTGACGAACAGCTTGAATCCCTCTTTGCTCATCTTGCCGATCCCTCTAAGGTTCAGTTTGGTAAGAAGGGTAGAGTCCATGTCTTCAAGGAAGATCAGTGGGACCCTGATGTATGGAATGGTTTCGCTATGGCTCTCCACAGGCTGACCACTACGGTCATCCAAGAGGGTACCTATGGAGGAACCATGCCCTTCATGCACAAGGCCATAGGAAAGCTCTTGTTTCAATTCCGTAGCTTTGCCATGAATGGTATCTATAAGCAGACCATGAGGGGTGTAGCTATTAGAGACCAAGTGCAATGGTTAACTGTTGCCTATGGTTTCACCTTTGGTATGTTGTCTTATATTGCTCAGACCTATGACAACTATCGAGGAACAGACACCTATGAAGCTAGGATGTCTCCCCAGAAGATCGTTGAGGGAGCCATTAACCGCATGGGGCAAGCCTCAATGCTTCCTGCTATGGTTGGTTGGATATCCGGCCTATACATGGGCAAGGAGCCTCTATTCAACTATGCTCGATCCTCAGGATTGGGTTCAGATATCGTTCAGAGTATCCCTTCAGTCCACTTACTAGACGACATGTATAACGGTGGTCTAGGTTCTCTGAATGCCCTCCTAAGAGACGATTATGACTTCACCAAGAAGGAGTATCGTGCTCTCCTTGGATTGATGCCTTTAGCGTCTATCCCTGTCCTTAAACATTTCTTCCAGTATGCGGGAGAAGACCTGCCTTCTAAAAACGTACAGGACTACGGTTTACATAATCGATAGTCTTTCCCCGCTGGTTCCTAAAAGTGTTCCAGCGGGTTTCTCTCTTATATTCCCCCTATGAAATGTCCATAGACCCGCAGGAATTTGGTGAACTAAAAGCTACAGTATCCCAACTTAAAGAAACCCAAGACGAACTCATCCATAAAGTAGACAAGCTGGTTGAGCTTTGGACACAGGCTAATGGAGTGCTAAAGGTTATCCGCTGGATAACTGCAGGTGTTGCTGCTGGATATAGCCTGTATGCCTTTCTGATTAAGCACGTAAGGTTAGTATAATGCCTAAGTATGTAAAGAAACCTGTCGTTATTGAAGCTATCCAATGGAAAGGATATTTAACCAATGAGCAAGAAATAAGAGAGTTCGTAGGAGAGGCATTAGTTGATCCTTACGATACTAAACAGTTCCTTCTTATAAAAACTCTTGAGGGAGATATGCAGGCTAATCCTGGGGATTGGATTATCAAAGGAATCCGAGGAGAGTTCTATCCCTGCAAGCCTGATATCTTCGAAGCTACTTATGATCCCGTTGAATAATGGCAGAGAATAAACACGATCTAGCAGAAGCTCTCCATACTGCCCTCCTAAAGACACTCCTTGAAGGAGTTACTAAAGGCATCGAGATAGTAGACAAAGAGTCGGGCATGGTCACTAGGATCAAACCTGGAGCTTCCTATCTCAATGTCGTCCGTCAATTCCTTAAAGACAACAACGTAGAGCTTACCGAGACTGGTCTCAAGGCTTCCCAAGAAGACCTAGAGAGGCTTATCGAATCTCTCCCTGAGTTCGATGAAGATGATATAGCTATGCACTAAGTTTGTCCTCCCTAGAAGATTCCCTTAAGGGAGACTTTAGGAAATTCCTCTACTACACCTGGAATAAACTAGGTCTCCCCTCCCCTACTCCTGTCCAATACGACATTGCCCATTATCTTCAAACTGGTCCTAGGCGAAGGATCATTGAGGCTTTCCGTGGTGTGGGTAAATCTTGGATCACATCGGCCTATGTTTGCTGGAGACTACTAAGAAACCCTGATGAGAAAATCCTAGTAGTCTCAGCCAGCAAGACTCGTGCAGATGATTTCTCTCTGTTCACTAAAAGGCTGATATCGGAGCTTCCAGTACTGGTACATCTAAAGGCTAGATCTGGACAGCGAGACTCCAACATAGCCTTTGATGTCGGTCCTACCAAGCCTGCTCATGCTCCTTCTGTGAAGTCTGTGGGCATCACTGGGCAGATGACTGGTAGCCGTGCAACACTCATCATTGCAGACGATATTGAATCCTTAAATAACTCTTTAACACAAACCCAAAGAGATAAACTATTAGAAATCGTTAAAGAGTTTGATGCAGTATTAATGCCTGGTGGAGAAATTACTTATCTAGGTACTCCACAAACTGAATTATCTGTCTATAATACTTTAGCAGAAAGGGGGTATCAGGTAAGAATATGGCCAGCTAGATACCCTAAAGAAACTGAATTAAATAGGTATCAAGGTAGATTAGCACCAATAGTATTAGATAAGGTATTAGATGGGGCTGTTAAACCTGGTATCCCTACTGATCCTAAAAGGTTTAATGACCTGGATTTAAGGGAGCGTGAAGCCTCTTATGGAAGGTCAGGCTTTGCTCTTCAGTTCATGTTAGATACTAGTTTATCTGACATGGAGAAATACCCTCTTAAAATATCTGACTTCATAGTATTTAACTGCGATAATACTATAGCCCCAGTCAAGTTAGCTTGGGCTTCCGGTAGAGATCAGATACTAGATTTACCATCAGTAGGTTTCACTGGAGACCGATGGTATAAACCCATGTATGTCTCCCCTGAGTGGGATAATTATCAGGGGTGTGTCATGGCTATCGACCCATCAGGTAGAGGCACTAATGAGACAGGTTATGCAGTAGTTAAGCATTCCAGAGGATTACTATATCTTGTTGCCTCTGGTGGGTTTAGGGATGGTTATGTGGATACTACGCTAAAGGGTTTAGCTAGTATTGCCAAAAGGTATGGAGTTAATTGGATAATAATAGAAGATAACTTCGGTGATGGTATGTTCACCGAGTTATTCAAACCTGTATTATCTTCCATATACCCCTGCACCATTGACCCTGAGGGAGTAAGACAATCTCAAAGAAAAGAACTCAGGATCATAGACACCCTTGAGCCTGTCCTGAATCAACACCGTCTAGTTGTAGACGAGGCTGTCATTCAGGCTGATCTCAAGGTTGAAGACCCTAGATATCAACTCTTCTACCAACTCTCAAGGATCACTAAAGACAAGGGCTCTTTGATCTTTGACGACCGTATAGACTCTCTAGCCATTGCTGTAGGCTACTGGATGAAGGTCTTAGGACAGAACACAGAGGACAACGAAAGAAGACATCAGGAAGAGCTTCTGCAGAAAGAGCTAGAGAAGTTCTCTCAGCATGTTCTAGGGTACTCTTCAGAAAGACATAAGTTCTTTGAAGTTTAAAGACTTACAGCATTGGCACACTTCTTGCTACGCGCGTACGCACACGCGCGCATTTAAGATTATCTATAGTAATACTATAGGGAAGACCCTAAAGGATCAACCTAATGAGAAATCTTCCTAGATCACTTACAGTGTCTCATTAGGTTGATCCTTTAGGTGTCTCTATAGGTTTATTATTATTTATAGACAATATAGTAAATAAATTACTATAAATAAAACCTTAAGAACATCCTAACACAACACTCTAAGTTTCAACTGTAAGTGTTTCGTTAGGTTAACATTAAGAGTCAATCTATAGATGTCTCTATAGACACAGTTTATTATCTTTGTTGTATGGATAATAACTACTATGTCTATATCAATCATATACTTAAGTTAACTTTATTATCATGTCTTTACTTGGAATAGGTTCTGTAGCTGAATTAATCAACAGTGTCGTAGATAAGATATGGCCTGATGCTGACACCAAAGAGAAAGCTAAGGCTGAGATCGCTAAGGCTGAACTTGAGGGTAAGCTTAAGGAACTTGATAATGAATGGTCTGCTATTCTTCAGCAGATTGAAGTAAACAAAGCTGAAGCTAATCACAGTAGTGTCTTTGTTGCTGGCGCTCGCCCTGCAACCCTATGGGTGTGTGCTGCTGGTCTAGCCTATGAGTTTCTTATGCAGCCAATCATTAGCGGACTATTGGCTATCTTCGGCCTACCTGCTTTTCCAGCAGTCAATACCGAAGCCCTCAATACGTTGCTAATGGGTCTCTTAGGTCTTGGTGGGTTTAGGACGTATGAGAGGATCAAAGGGGTTGAGAGGAATAAGATTTAACTATTTAACAAATACGCCTCTGGATAGGAGATAAACATGACCGTAGAAGCTCCTGAGAGCCTCTTAGAGACACGTAAATGGATTACCCTAAGCTACCCTACCGGGTTAGCTAAAACGTGGTTAATTTAGGCTACCAGTCTAAGTGAACTCCATGGGGGACTTCCTAAAGGAAACGCACAATCTAAACAAAGGGTCTGTACAACGACCGAAGAGACCTAAAGTCACCTATAGGAATGCCGTTTGCTGCTAAGATAGTAAGGTAAATTTCGAACGTAATGGGGTGACCCTGTACTACCCTACCGGGTTACCCTAAAACGGAGCTAATTTCGCAGTACAGTAAGGTAAACAACATGAACATAGTTATTTTGATGGTAGTGCTCATCTCTCCCGGTGAAGGAGCAATTACAACTCACTCCCAAGAATTCTTCTCAGAGACCACCTGTGAGGACGCTAAGAGAAGCCTTTTGCTTGAGCCTAAGATGACTAATAGGGTTCTGTACGCTAAATGCGTTTACAAGTAGTACCCTTTTGTTTTGTCTCAAAAATTCGTGTAGCCATCCAACCGTTCACGCGAGGGGATTCCCCCCGGTGGGGTGCCTTGGATGGCTCTCGATCCGGTCTCTTGTGGAGTACATGCTGACACACCTAGGGCACACTCGATGCTATCTCTTTGATTTAATTGATACTGAACTGGATTGAATATCCATTGATGGTGCATTGAGGGCTTACTTGATGGTCATTTGGTGGTGACTGAATGCTTTTATCTGAGCGTGTCTGTTAGCCTGAGTATCAGTGTTTTTTTTGACCCCTAGAGAGACACCATTGGTCTCAACACAAGCAACCCCAAGCGTTGACACCAAGGGTCTACACTCATGGATCGAATACAGCGATGGATCGCACACAGTGATGGATCGCATACAAAAATGCTTGACATGCTCAAAAGATCGTGTATAGTTCGCTTCAAGCCTGGATGTTCTGGGCACAATCAAGCAACCTAAGGAGATACGAAGATGAGCGTAGTAGAAGTAAGAGCTGATGTATCTTTTCATGATGGCCGTTTCTCCGTCAAAGAGAAACGGACGGGATTCGTATGGAAAACATGGCTTGTCGCCAAGGACGGTGACAAGACGGCCATGGGCATTCTTAGCCATAAGATTTGGGAAGAAATCCTGAATCAAGAAAGCAGGGCTAGCGGCTTCATTGAGTTGATAGGCGATGAGGGGCTGGCCGCTGCTAAAGAAGCGGCTGAATCGGCAGCTAAGGACATGTTAGAAGCCTTTGAAAAGGCGCATTCAAAGGTTACTCAGGTGCTGGGCGAAGCACCTGATTTTTCTTCTATGGGATTAGAAGATGAACCGGCCTGGAAGACTCGAGTTAGAGTAATTAGGGAAATCTTAGAAAAAAAGCAGGAGGAGCTAATCAATTTAACTCCACACGCAATAACCATCCGCGCCCAAGACGGCACGGAGACCACTATCCCGCCTAGTGGGACTGTTGCCCGTGTTTCCTCAACTGAGGAAATCATAGGCAGTTGTCCGATCACCGGCGCACCAATCATTAAAAGAGTGTTTGGTGAGGTTACAGGACTACCCACAGAAGGTAATCCATGTCTGGTGTCGGCGCTCGTATTGAGTGCCTGTCCCGGTCGTGTTGGGATGTATGCCCCGGACACCGGACCTACAGCTATTCGCAACGAGGCCGGTCAAATTATCGCTGTCACCCGCTTGGTGGCTGCATAATCAATCAACCTAAGGAGATAAGCCATGAAATCTAAACCCTATAACGGACACGAATCCTACAACGCATGGAACGTGTCTCTATGGATAAACAACGACGAAGGCTTGTACAGGTTAGCGAAGGAGTGCGTTAACCAAACAAAGACACTGGATGAGGCTGCTAGTCTCCTATTTTCCAGTCTTCCAGCTAAAACACCAGACGGAGTTCGCTATTCTCTCCGTACAGTGAGGTTAGCCTTAAGGGATTTTGAATAACCCTACATATACACCAACGTATTCCACTACGGAGTTACTGTAGTGGAATACTTAAGGAGTACACAATGTTTACCCTAGTATATTTCACATTCATTCCTATGGTCTCTCTATTGACTATAGGGCACGTGGTTTTATTTATCTGATATATACACAACTGGAGGATTTACAAGATGAATCTTTACACAGAAATAGCGCAAATTTTAGAAGCTCTCAAGAACTGCCAAAAATCAGGTAATAAAGCTTGGGAAAAGACACATCGAGAGCATCTCGATGACCTATGTAGGCGTCTCCCTCATGGTGCAGGTTTTGACTGCGGAACGAAACTAGATATTGATGCCTCCACAAGTAAAAAGCTTGTGTTTATCACCAGTTTCCACCATATGAACGATAATGGCTTTTATAGTGGATGGACTGAGCATAAGGTAATAATAACCCCAGCATTCGGGAGATATGACATTAGAGTAACCGGCAGGGATAAGAACGGTATCAAAGAATATATAATGGACGTATTCTCGGAAGTTGATTAAGTAGTATCTACACTAACGTATCCCCTACAGTAACTCCGTAGGGGAATACTTAATGAGATTCCTACAGCGAGTCAGGGGAGATTACTCCCCAAGGATCGCATATTATCGTGAGTCTCATTAAGCGCCTAAAGAGAGTGGCGTAATGCTCTCTAGGAATAACCAAAGGAGAAAAACAAATGCGTAGGTATATGCCAAATGTTAGAAGAACGGCTTTACAAGAAATGATCTGCTTAGCGGATCGAAACAACGGAAAACTGCCTAGTTCTTTTGAGCCCCATTACATTAAATGGGCTTATGAAGAGCATAGGGAAATAAAGGGATTGAATATTCCTAGAATCCCATGGAATAGAGGGACAAAAGGCAAGGTTATTAAACTGTAAGGAAAAGAGAGAAATACCATGAAAATCAAACACGTCACTTGCTGGATAAATGGAGTACAGATGTCCGGTACTCCAACACAAATTATTAAGGTATTGGATGGAAATGCACTAGCAGCGTTCTGTTACGTACTGGAGGATTTACAAAAAGATATGGATGCCGGAAGTATCGTTGTTGGGTTAGCTATGGTCTATCAAGGCATAGATGTACAAATAACAGCAAGCTAAAGCGTCGGCCTAAAGCGACACCCTAAACAATCGCCCCGAAGCCCGACAGCCAAGGGGCGACCTTGTTTTATAAAAAGTGATGGATCACATACACTCATGGACCGCATAGGTACACGACAATCAAATATATAGGAGTAAAACAATGATTTCCGCCATATATTATGTATGCCAAGAAATTCGCACCCTCAACGTGTATGAGGCCGTGCAAGCCGGTGAATTGCGTGATGCTCCGGTGTTCATGGACGTATATTCAGATGACCCAGTTTTACAAGGACGCCACGTTTATGAGGACGGCGGCTGGACTTACATAAGTCCAGCCCCCAAGCGCCCAACACCAGTTGATCCATCCATAGGCTCTGTGCCGCCCGAATGCACTAAGAACTGCAAATGGCGGCAAACCTTTAGTTTTGATCGGCAGCGGAATGCTCTCCGCTGCGAGATGGCAAACATGATCGAAGCCTATCGTTGCGGCTGGAACTTAAAACCGGGTGTTCTCGGCGGCCATGCTTTAGATTACGCCGCTTGCACATATCGGGAGGGCGCATGAAGCGCCCTTTTTTTATCTCACATCACCCTGAATCTCATTAAGCGACACCTGGAAGTTAAATTTGACGGACAACAATGGACTGCTACACTTAAGGATCGTTTACATTCCTACAGATTTAGGCAATATTCACATGTTTTTTAAGTTTTTTTATGCTGAAATATTCATCGAGTTCGACGGGATTAAGGGAGCATGGATAGATAAAGACGAAAGGAATTTATTCGTCAGGCTTTGTCGAACAAAAATAACAATCAGCAAATTAAACAGGGGAAAGGAAAGTGACGCTTCAAGAGTTGAACAAAGCCTTAGACTTAATCAAGGCAGCAACAGGTAACTCAGAGCTACCGTTGCAGACAATTCAATCCTTTATCATTATTGCCCAAAAACAAGGACAATGTACGGTACAGGACTTGGAAAGAGCCTTAGGCATGTCGAACGCCAGCGCTAGCAGGAACGCTAGCTATCTATCCGTTGGGATTCCTAAACGGCATCAAGGTTATCGCCTAGTATCCCTAAAAGAAGGTTATCCCGATAGACGATATAAGACTATCGAGTTGACAGCCAAAGGGAAAGAATTAGTCTCGAACATAGAAGGAATCTAAAAGATGGCACTAAAGAAACGTGGTAATGTCTGGTGGATAGACATAACAGTCAACGGAAAAAGGTTTAGGGAATCCACCAAGACAGAAGATAAGGGATTAGCTAAGAAGTTTCACGATGCTCGAATGAAAGAGCTTTATACTCAAGAGCATGGTTTAAAGCCAAAGGGAAAGCCTAGTGGACTAACCCTAAAGCAAGCTTATGACAGAGCTTATAAAGAGTTTTGGTCTATCAATAGTAAATCTCCTGAAACCTATGACCATAATTGGAAGATAATTGAAGAGATAATAGGGGGTAATACCCTATTATATGATATTGACAGAGCGAGGCTTAATGCCTTGGTATCTACTATGATAGAGAAGGAATACGCTCTAGCTACTATCAACAGAAAACTATCCCTTATAAGTAAGATACTCGCCCTAGCTGTAGAATGGGGAGAAGTATCTAATATACCAAAGATACCTAGAATGAAGGAGAATAATAATAGAATAAGGTGGGTATCTGATAAAGAAGAATCCCTTATAACTGGAGTATTGAGAGACAAAGGTGGATATTATCGTTGTCTAATGGCTTCATTTGTGGAATTCCTACGAGATACTGGAGTTAGACTATCAGAGGGATTAGCATTAGAGGAAAAGGATATCGATTTATCCAAGGGTGTTATATACGTATGGGAGAATAAAGCAGATCATCCTAAGATGTTACCTATTACTGATAGAGTTAAGGGTATTCTTGAGGACAGGCTACGGTTCGGGAATAAACCTTTTGGATCGCTCACTAAAGATAAGTGTGAGTATTATTGGAACTGGGCAAAGGAGAGAATAGGGTTATCCGAGGATAATGGGTTTGTGATCCATGCGTTGAGACATGCTACAGCTAGCCGCTTGGTGAATGCTGGTATGGACTTGATGATAGTGAAAGAGTTCTTAGGGCATAAGAGCATACAGACCACGTTAAAGTATGCTCATCTTGATCCTGAGAGACTACGGAAGGCTACTGAGACACTGAACGGAGTAAAATCTTCTGAACCTCAAGAGTGACAAAAAGAGGCTGGAGGGTGCGTCTCGAAGCGATCCATCGCGATGAAGTGTGCCCTAAATGTGCCCTGAAGTGTGTCTAACCAAAGGGCACACTCTTGTCACACTTAAGCTATAACCAGTGGAAATACCTTGATAAACAACCATTTGGATGGTGCGAATGGAGAGACTCGAACTCTCAAGGGTTGCCCCACTGGAACCTAAAAACATTGGAAGTTGTTGATAGCTAAAGGGAAAGAGCTTAG